TTGTCTTGATTCTTAGCAAAGTAATCAAAGACATTCATCACAACTCTTCCTAATAAAACTGTCTTAAGAAAGTCCCATATCCTCTGGAAGATACCCATGGCAGGTTTAAGAACTGCCTGTACTCCTTTTACTGCTACACCACCTATCTTCTCTAGTGCTCCCTCTGCTCCCTTTCTTTTCTTCTTCTCATCTGCTTTACGTGTATCATCAGCAGCCTTCTTATCATCTTTAGCACCCTCAGTAAATGACTTATTAATATTATCAAGACTACTATTGATTGCCTGAAGTGGTGCTAATAAACCAGCAGTACCTTTTCCTGCTCCTGCTTCATCCTCTGGAGTTACATCAGTAGATACATCTCCTACTGATTGATTATTTCCCAACTTAAATCTTCTCTTTCTTTCTTCAGGACTTAAAAGATTACCCGATTGATCTTTACCAAATACTCTTGATGAATAACCAAGATCTTTTGCCTTTATCTTTTTCGTTTTAGCCCTTATTTTTGGTTTCTTTTTCTGGGGTATCTTTTTACCTACAGGTGTTACAGGTCTCTTCTTTGTAGCAACAGATTTATCTACTGCATCAAATTTCGATTCTTCTCCAACAAACTCTTTCTCTTCATCCGTCATTGGAACTGAAGAGTTATATTCTTCTACTTCTTCTGGTGTTGCCTGAGCAGCATCAAATTCTTCATCTTTTTCTCCACGTATATCACCTAATATTTCATCTATACCTTCTTTTGCTTGCTCTTCTGCTGCTCTCTCTGCTTCTAATTCGGCAACTTTTTTCTCAAGTCCAAGCACCCGCATCAAAGTTTTCCTTTGCATTCCAAAGGACTTACTTAATGTCTTATGTAACTGATTTAGTTGGCGAGGTAAATCTTTCTCAAGACCCTCAACTCTACCCGCTAGCTTATAATGAGGATCGTGTTTCCCCCTTAAAGAAGCTATCATGTTGGGTTTACTAGGCATTCGCTTGTGCTTGTTGTTGCTTGCGTTTTAATTCTTCATCCTCAAGATGTTGTTGGAGAAGACCCACATATACATCCCGTTCCCACGGAATCATATTTTCTATCTCTGTCAAGCTATATTTATGGTACTGCATCAATGCAAAATTGAGCTTGAAGTAACTCTCCAAGTTCATATGTACCATAGCTACCCGAAAAAAGACGCTAAGCCCTCCAGTACCACATCACTTTTAACTTTTGTATTAGGATTAGTAACTGTAATAGTATGCTGTAACTTAGGCATAGTCTCAAAGAATTTCTCAATTAATTTAAACTGAGATGAATTCATCGACTCAAGAAACTCATTGACTTCTTTCTTAGTACAATCAGCAGTTGCCCAAACCTCTTCATCACTATAGATCTTATCAATACAAGAAGCAATCAATTGGAATGACTGATCCATTTGATTCTCTTCTTTAAAATCAAAATTATTTTTAATAAACTCATCAAGAGATGGATACTTCATCTCCATCATCAATTTAGAATCAAGTTTAATCTGTGGACTATGACCATCCATCTTCTCAACTTGAATATCTTCTAGAGCGATCATCACAGGAACAGTTGTCTCTCCATCATCTGGACAAATAACATTAACTTCTAATTCTTCTCCAACAGATTTACCTCGAATGTTAAGAAAGAGATACTCAATATCAAATGTAGGAAGAGATTCTATTTTAATTCCCTTTGTCTGTACGCATGACTTAAGTACTGCTTTAATAGCATTTGTGATTTGCTTTGTGTCTTCGCTTTCCATAGCAATCACAAGTACCTTCTCTTCTTTAACTAAAAAAGGTCTATATTTAATCGTCTTTCCTGACGATGGCAACTCCAATTCATAGGAAGGAGTAGCAATTTTTGGTAAAGGCATAATATCCTGATACAATTCAGTGTGTTTTATTTAGAAGAGATTTCCAACTGCTCTTCTAGCAAGTCCTCCAGCAACATCTCCAAGGAAATCATTGCCTGTGATTCTATCTATTACATTATCTGCAACAGTAGCAGCAAGATTGGAAAGTCCATTACTATTAAATGCTGCTTGCTGGAATGGATCTCCAATGACAGTTTTTCTACTAGTATTAGTTATAGCTCTCATAACATATCTAATATAACTCATCTGAACACTACATTTTAGTAAAGATGATCCATCGTAAGTCACTGGCATGGAAGTTATACTACGAGGATAACTTCTTATAAATGTATATTGCAATTGACTATTAAGATCCTTCTCAAATTTTATAATCTTTAAACCTTGCTCATTCATATAATCATCAGGATACTTTGCTCTATAAGTATAGTTTGGACTTATCGCTTCCTCTTGATCCTCATTTAAAATTTCACTAATCCAAGTCTCAAAAAACTGAACTGGCAAATAATTAGCAGCATCTATATAGAAACTTAAATCAATAGTCTCATCATATATTCTTCTATAGGCATGTCTTTCAGTGACTCCAGTATAATCATTATTAACTTCAGTAGTTGCAAGAGATGATCCTGGAAGAACTGCTTCACTACACATTAAATTTAATCTATCTTGCTGAAGAGTGGTTCCACCCAATATACCTCTAAGTTTTGCACCAAGAGAACCTGAAGGAAACCCAATTTCCACATCAAAATGAGACGTTGTTGCTGGAGCAAGCAACGTAGATTTGATTGTAGATACGTTTCTTATGGTAGGCATTTATAAATACTATTTGATCTTATATATTATGTATGGCCGAAAGTAAGAAGAGTTTATTTAGACCCACAAAACCAAGGAAATACAAAGGTGATCCCACTAACATTATATGTCGTAGTACTTGGGAGAATAAATTCTGTAGCTGGTGTGATCTAAATGAGAACATTGTAGAATGGGGAAGTGAAGAGTTCTGGATACCATACCGTGCTCCTGATGGTAAGACCCGTCGTTACTTTCCAGATTTTATTATCAAAGTAAAAGAAAGCACAGGTAAACTTAAGACATATGTTATCGAAGTTAAACCTGCCAAGCAAACAAGACCACCTAAACCCAGAAAGAAAGTGAGTAACTCATACATCTATGAATGCAAAACCTATGCAGTTAACCAAGCAAAATGGAAAGCAGCAGATGAGTGGTGTAAAGATAGAAAGATTGAGTTTAAAGTTGTTACAGAAAGAGAACTAGGTATCCATTACTAATGCCAAGACTAACTATACAACAAAGAAAAGATAGAGATGCTGCTAGAGAAGCAGAGAAGGAAGCTTTTGGGTTAGATGGAGATCAAGGAGAAGATAATCGTATCAGTGCATCTTTAAGTGAACTGAATAACCAAACCAATGATCCAGAAGAAATGATGTTAGAAATAATGGATGCCCTGAATGATACAGTTACTCCTATCCCTGATGTAGGAAACTTCTATACCTTTGTATATAATGCTAAAACTCCTGGTGAACAGTATGACCAACACCCATTAATTGCTTGTACTTCATTAGAGAGATGGGGATTCAGAGGACTTAACTTTCATTGGCAAAAATACAGAAATTATACATGGGGTGAACTTGCAGGACAACTGTATATTGTACGACCAAATGAACTTGATGACCTTCTGGCAATACCTTATGGTAAATTCATATTAAATCCACGCTAAATAATAAAAAAGTATATCCTAATGGCAGTATACGGAACAAGAGTTACTAATAATAGAGTAAAGCCTGGTGGTGATCTAGGTAGTAAACAGTATTTCTACACGACTGATAAAACTACAGGTGAAATAACAGTAACCCGTATCGAAAAGTCTGCTGACTCTCGTTCTGATGTGACTGTAGGAACTATTCCTAAAGGTGGTAAGTTTACACCATCTTCGACTGCTAATAGTGCTGAGAAAACATACTATAATGAGAATGTAGGAAAAGTAAGAGCAGCATCACTTCAAACTGCTAGAAAAGAATGGGATGGTGTAGCACAACCACCTCCCAACACATTAATATATGGTGCTGACTCATTAAATAAAGCATATGATCCAGCAGGTGCAGTAACACCTACTGATAGTGTAAAAGAATCATCAGTATCTCCACAAACTGAAAAAAGAAAACAAAAAAGAAATTTTAAAAATGAAACATTAGTATATCCCACCGCACTAAGACAATCTGATCAAGATTTTCTTAAGATTGATTGCTTAAAATATAGACCAAAGAAAAGAGAGAGTGGTGAAGGAAATCTTAGTGGATTCTCTAATAGATCTGTAGCTACAGATAAAGATATTGAGGGAACTGCAATGCTTCCTATACCTGGAGGAATTACTTCTACAGATACAGTGGCATGGGGTTCTGATAAAATGGATCCTGCTGCTGCAGCGTTGGCAAACATTGCCCTTACCACTATCAATAAGAGTGTAAGTGCAGGTTTTGATGAGTTTGCTAAGTCTGCACAAGCAGCAGTTGGTAGTGAAGAAACTAGAAAAGCACTGTCTACTGCTATTGCTGGTCAAGCATCAGGAACAGGTTCTCAACTCTTACAGAGAACAGCAGGAGCAATCATCAATCCTAATATGGAATTGCTATTTAAAGATCCTGGAATGAGACAGTTTAGTTTTAACTGGAAACTTGCTCCTAGAAGTCAAGCAGAAGCAAGAACAGTCATCTCTCTTATAAGATTCTTTAAACAAAAGATGGCAGTAAAGAAAAGTCCAGCAAATCTTTACCTTAAAGCACCTAATACTTGGCGACTTGCATACAAACGTCCCAGTAGTCAAGATCATCCCTTCTTAAATAAATTTAAAGAGTGTGCAATGACTTCATTCACTGCCAACTTCACACCAGATGGTAACTATGCAACTTTTGAAGATGGTGTAATGACTTCTTATGATATAACAATGGCGTTCAGTGAACTTGATCCAATCTTTGCTAATGATTATGATAATATACCAGACAACGAAATAGGTTTCTAAAAATGTCAGATTACTTCAGTAAAGTTCCAAATTTTGAGTACGTTAGTAGACTACCAAATTCTAACATAGGAGATTATGTTACCGTAAAAAATCTCTTTAAGAAAGGTGCTCTGGAGGAAGATATTCTTACTAACTTAGCATTACATACAAAATATAAAATCGAAGGAGATGATAGACCTGATAATGTTGCCTTTGATTTCTATGGAAACTCTAATTTAGACTGGTTAGTATTAACTTGCAATAATGTAGTTAATATACAATCAGAATGGCCTCTATTACAAAATGACTTTGATCGTTTTCTTTTAGATAAGTATGGAACATATGAAAAACTTAATGAGATTCACCATTATAAAACTCAAGAGATAAAAAATAGTAAAGATGTAGTGATTGTACCTGAGGGATTACAATGTGCATCCGACTATACTGTTACTTATTATGATTATTATACTGATAGAGAAGTAATAGTGTTAAGTAGAGACTGTACTACAGCAGTAACAAACTATGAATATGAATCCGAAAAGGAAGATGAAAAGAGAAATATATTTCTATTAAAACCAAAGTATCTTAACGTCATTCGGAATGACTTGGATATTGCAATGCCATATAAAAAAGGTTCCACTCAGTATGTGAGTGAAACCCTTAAACGTGCAGATAATATTAAATTATATCAGTAATTATTCCTCAGCAAGTTTCTGGAAATAACTTAAAGCATCATCTTCATCTGAACTAGCAGATGCTACAGCAGCAGCGACTGGTGCTTTATTCTTGAAGTCAGGAGTAAATGATCCACGATTGCTATCCTCATCAAATACCTCTTCGTCTACACGACGTGCAGGTTGTTTCTGACCAAGAACATACTTGAGACGTTTCTCAAGATCTTCATAAGATTTAAACTGATCAGCAGCATTTACAGCAGCAAGAGAATACTCTTTACCCCATAATGCTTCTAATGCATCTTCATCCTCAAGGAGTGGAGATACTGTATCAAACTCTGACTTATCATAGTTCCAGTAACCATCCTTCTTAACAATCTTCAACTTGAAGTTTGCACCTTGCCAGAAGTCAAAAGGATTGATTGGAGTTTCATCCTCAAACTCTGGTTGCATTGCTTCCATTACTTTATCAAAGATCTTCTTACCAAACTTGTAGAGGAACACTCCACCCTCATTCTGAGGATTGGTAGGATCTTTTACGACATAGATGTTTGCATAGTAGGAAAGCTTACGCTTCTGTCTACGAACAACATCCTTATCTGATTCATTACCACTGTTCCAGAGTTCACGATTGTGTTCTGATACAGGATCTTTCTTACCAACGCTAGTAAGAGAGTTCTCAATGTACCATCCACCTGGACCTTGGAATGCATGAGAATATATTTTTGCCCAAGGGATATCTTCCCCCTCTGGTGCTGGTAGGAAACGAATAACTGCGTATCCATTACCTGTTTTATCTACTTCAGGTTTCCATAGACGATCATCGCCTGAACCACCTGTAGTATTCATCTTCTCCACTTCTTTAACCAGTTTTTGAGTTAAAGATCCTAGAGAGGACTGCTTTTTTAAGTCTTTAAAAGACATTGATTACCTCGTATTTGTTGAGATTTGGCTTGTATGTACCTATTATAATATGTAATCTAATTAAGGTCAAGTTGACCTTTCATCATCTCAACCATCTTACTCATTTGATCGAACATTGCATTCACATCAACGTTAGATGGGAGTCCCATAGAAATAGCACTCTGTAGAATACTATCTTTCATGACCTTTGCTTCAGGGTCTTCAGATAAACTCAAACGAGTGTACATAACCTTCTGTTTTTCCAGAAGTCTCTCAAGTATATCAATATGATATTGCTGATCTTTCTTAGACATGGTGGGAAACTTAAAGACATTAGTGTAGATCTCCTCTTGGAGTTCACTAATCTCCGCCATTTCTGCACGGACAACATCTGACTGAAAGAAATCACTCATAGAACTGTTTGCTTGAGAATTTTTTTATAATGGGGTACATCTATATTTAGGAAGGGACTATACTTTTTTATTTTTCTACTGACGGTTTCCCACACGGGATCGTCTAATTTTTTGTCCCAATCTTTTCTGTACTCAAGTATTCTATCACATATCACCATAGTTTCAAGTGAGGTTTTCTTTGCCAAGTAACTTTTAAGAATAGGAGGGTGTCCATTAGAACAATCAAACACATCATCTATTTTCATACCATCAAAAAGATTATTAATCTCTTCTTTAAAAACATATGAAAGTGACTGAACTTTCTTCTGCCACTCTTGGTATCTACCCTCACCTTCTTTGATCATCTCCCCAATCCACATAGTACCTGGATCAGTAGAGTATATAAAATTAGATACAAAAAAATCTACTACTTCCTTATCATTTTTTTGTCGTGCAAACTTCTCAAACCAAAATCTATCTTTTCTCTTATAGAAAGCTTGGTGAGTTGCTCTGGTCTTACCACGATATTTTATATAATCATAATGATCTTTAGTAAAGTGATTTTTTAAAGAGAGATAACAACGATAGGCATCAAAGGGCATCATGGATACACATTATCTGATCTCACGTCTACAAATTCACTTATATTAAATGCCAAAGTAATTCTTTCTTTATTAACTGTCTGTGGTTCTACATGGTGTAAAGTAGATGAAGGGAACATCACCATCGTTCCATCCAATCCTTCGTATGCTACATTATGTTGATCAAATATTGTAGGATGTTCATGATTCTTATAATATATCACACCTGATAGAAATCCTGCATGATTATGTGTAGGATTATCATCTCCTTTATATGCAAAGTTAGTCCAGATATCATACCCATCAAAATGTCCGTCCCATTTTCTTAATTTAAAATCTCTATTACTCTTACCCATTCCCCAATACTTTGCAGTCAATCTCAATACCCATGCTAACCAGAAAGATTGATCAACTAAATGAGGAGAGATGGAGCATTGATATGAATTATGTTTCTTACCATCCATAGCAATATACCCTACATTCTCATGGGCTTTCAGTGATGCTAATGGACTGTTCTTAAACTTCTTACTCTCAGTTATCCAACCATCAATTTCTTTCTGAATCTGTTTAGGAATCTTAGTCACCATCACTGGACACATAGTGCCTGGTGCGAGTTTATGCATATGTAATAGATCTTCCATGATAAAAAAAAGTAATAGGGACAAAAAATTACGGAGATTTTTTTTCGCCTTTTTTGGAATTAAAGGGGCAATTTCGCACGGGAACTGCGTTTTAAAAAGTTAAGCTCCGATGCTTCGTACTTTATCTTTTCCTTTAACGGTTTAGGAATAAGTTTAGGAACTGATTCTAAATCAAGACTGTTCTGATCACAGAAATGTACAATAGCATCTATGTAATTCATGTCTTTGTTGTGAAGAACAAGTGATTCGATTGCTTCAGCAAATTTAGCAGAACAAAAGAACTTGCTCTCCATCACTTTCTCTAATTCATTCTTCGGCATTCTCACTCCTAGTATTGTTACTGACAAATTCTTTTATATACCTTACTAGTAACTTAATATAATCCCCCTTGTTCCTTTTGTCAAACACTTTAACCTCACCAGAAGGTGTTACCATGATAGTGATAAGTTTTTTGACAGAAATACCTGTTAGTTCATAGTAAGCTGCAGCATAAAAAGTCTCCTGAACGAAATAGTTTTCCAACCATTTCTCAGGTTTAATTTTCCCAGATGTCTTAAAGTCTATGACTGCTAATTCACCTTCATATTCTGCTATACAATCCACTCTACCTGCAAGACCAAGGTACTCAGAGTAAAGAGTTCTTTCTATAGCATGTACGTTATTTATCTTATCCAAATATGGCTTAGCATGATGAAACATAAACTGGGTTGCTGGTTTAAAATCCTTCCAATCTATTTCATTGTTCCTCATATAAACTTCTACTGCTTCATGGAAGTCTGTGCCACGGGTTGTTGCTTTCTTTGTAATACGATTTGCTTCTTCTATACCAACTCGCTTACGCCAGTCAATAAAGATCTGTCTATTATAAAAGGAAGTCACTGATGTAATAGAAGGAACCCACTGACCATCAGGAAGATGATACAGTCGGCAACCAGGTGTTTCTTTCTTATCTAATTCTAAATCACCTAAGTGATTACAATGATCAAACTTCATAATTAAAATTAATCAAAACTCTTCTCTCTGCATCAGTACAACTTACTCCTCGATGTTCTAGATTAGAATCGAAAATAACAACTCTATTTTCTATACTCTTTACTCTACCATGTTTTTTAAATTCTGTCCATCCATTATTAGTATTCATATAAAGGATAGCAGTTGTAGAACAAGGGAGATTATCTGTATGCCACTCACACTTTTGATGAAAAACAGTTCGTGGAGCTAGATTTGCCTTAATCCTATGAATCTGTTTTACCTTAAAGAAAGGGAGACAATATTCTATCTGATAGAAAGATGGACTAGGACCAACTTCACTCTTATAAGACAGGTGAAAGAACGCCATCTTTCCATCACCCTCCATTACAGTAAAATCATTATAATACCAATGAAATTGGTCACCTAGAATAGTATTGGAAAGAGATTTAAAATAATAATCAGGTAAAAAATTATCAATAATTTTCATTAGTCATAGACCAACTTCCATTTTAGCAAGAATGTATTCTTTGACCAATCCAGAGCGAACAATATCTTCTACTCCAAACTCAATAATATCAAGTGATGGCATAAGACGTATTACTCTCATGAAATCCATGATACCATTTCTTTCATTGGTTTTAGTAAGATCTGACTGAGTTGCATCACCACAAAACATAATCTTAGAATCTTGACCAACTCTTGTCATTATACTATCAAGTTCATGATAATTTAAGTTCTGAAATTCATCTACTATAATAATAGCATTATCAAAAGTTGTACCACGAATGAATGATGTACTCCAGAAGTCAATTGTTCCCTGT